AGCACAAAGCGACGGCGGTAATCTCGGCTACGCAATGGCTGATGCTGTGAAGGTTATTAATGGGGTGATTGCATCAAGGAGCGCAGAGCCAGTATTTTTCATCGAGGTTGAGGGAGACGACTGGATTCAGGCTGGCAGGATTCCGGGCAGTACGTTTGATTTTAATAATCTGCCTGACGGAATTAACAAGCTATACGCCACCCCGCAGCCAGCGCCAGATAGCGAAGCGCAAGCCACGCTAAAGCGGCTGGCGGTGATTCTTCACGGCTCTGAAACAGATTTAAACCTGCTAACGGTAACGGCACAATCGCTGATGGATCGTTGCAGGGCTGACGGTGCGCCAGCGCCGGTAGTGCCGGAAGCCTTGCTATCTGCAATGGAAGAGGTGCTGCGCATATCAGACCGTGACCACGAAGCATGGAATAAGGCAAAAATAGGTATCGCATCCTGCCGCGCCAGCCATGCTTCAGGCTGGCAACTTCCGGCAACTCCGGATTGTTGGTGTCGCACTTGCCGACCAGTAACGATGAATGACATGCGGTTCGTCGTTTGCCCTGACTGCGGAAACAAGCGCTGTCCGCATGCCAATGACCACAGGAATGCTTGCACTGGAAGTAACGAGCATGGACAGGCTGGTAGCGCATATCCAGCAGCACCACAGCAGGAGGTAACAAGTGCAAGAGTTCATCCTGCACGAAACAAATAAAACTCAACTCTGGTCACTTCTGAAAGAAATCCTCTCTACCGGCAAACGCTGGCGCATAAAAATATCTGAGTACCGTGAAAAGCGAAGTCTTTCGCAGAACAACCTTTTGTGGAAATGGAACACCGAAGTAGCGGAGCAGTTAACCGCTACCGGTGCCGACAAATTCACTGACGAGGAAGTCCATGAATGGCTCAAGGATATGTATTGCCCAGCGAAGCCGGTAACCATCTCAGGAATGACCAGATACGTTAAATCAACCCGGCGACTCGATATCGGTGAGATGCATAAATACCTCACTGATATCGACCATTGGGCGCATCAGAAGGGATTGCGACTAACCATCCCTGACAGTTGCGAGTACCGGGAATTACAGCGGAGGCAGAACGAGTGAAGCTAAAAAGCACAACTCAAATTGCACTGGATAATCTGATATTCACTCCCACCAAACGCAGCAGAAACAAACCCAAGCCGATCCCCACGGCATCCGAAGTAAAAAGCTACGACCCTACCTATCCACTTATAGCCAAACGCTGGTTACGCGTTAAGGCGAGGAGGAAACATGGCTGACTTACGCAAAGCCGCCCGCGGCAGAGAATGCCAGGTGCGCATCCCGGGCGTATGTAACGGAAATCCTGAAACAACAATCCTTGCTCATATCCGGCTTGCTGGACTATGCGGTACCGGTATTAAGCCGCCAGACCTGATAGCCACGGTGGCATGCAGCCGGTGTCACGACGAGATAGACAGGCGAACTCATCTGGTTGATGCGGAATATGCGAAAGAATGCGCTCTGGAAGGAATGGCGAGGACGCAGGTTATGTGGCTGAAAGAGGGGCTAGTGAAGATATGAACGAATATCGAATTAGCCTGGCGTGGCCTCCGAGCAATAACCGGTATTACAGGCACAACAGAGGGCGAACTCACATCAGCACCGAAGGGAAGGCGTACCGCGATCTGGTAGCGCAAGTCATCAAGGCAGAGATGCTCGACATTGGCGTGACTTGTCCACTGAAGGTTCGCATTGAGTGTCACATGCCTGATCGCCGTCGTCGCGACCTGGACAACCTGCAAAAAGCAGCATTCGATGCGTTGACTAAAGCCGGTTTTTGGATGGATGACGTTCAGGTAGTGGATTACCGGGTGGTGAAAATGCCGATCGTCAAAGGTGGCCGCCTTGAACTGACGATTACTGAACTGGAGGACGCATGACATTCGAATCCTACTTTGCTGATCACCTTCGACTGCGCTGGACACGGTTACGCATCTATCGTCGACCGGGATCCTTTGCCACTGACTACCGGATATTACGCAATTACATCAGTCGCTATAAACCATCAGGAGCAGAAGCATGAATCTCGAAAACACACTGCGATATCACTTTGCGAAATCAACGATGATTAGCGACTCTCCACGCGCCACTGCGTCAGACTCTTTGACCGGAACTGACATCATGGCGGCAATTGGCATGACACAAACACGCGCCGCTCTCGGTTTTAGTGCTTTCCTCGGCAAGATGGATATCAGCGACTATGACCGTGACCGGGCAATCAAACTTTTAACTCAATATGCAATGGAGCAGTGCGACAAGGTTGCAGCCTTACGCAAGCTCGAGACAGATATTAAGCTGAAAGTGATGCAAGTGCTCGCAACGTTCGCCTTTGCTGACTACTCACGCAGCGCAGCCAGCACCAGAACGTGCGACTGCTGCCATGGTAATAAATTCGTCGAAGCGCAGGTGATGACGATGAAGCATATCGGCAGGCCTAATCTGGAGGAAAGGCGAGAGACGGTTAAGGTGCTTTGCCACAAATGCAAAGGGAAGGGGGTGCTGACCAATGCATGCCAGTGCAATGGAAAGGGCGTCGTTCTGGACAAAGAGAAAACTATTCTACAAGGTGGCGTACCAGCTTATAAAACGTGCAGCCGGTGCAATGGACGTGGATATGCCAGATTGCTACCGGATAGCGTCCGTAAATACATCTGCGCGACGGTGATGGATATTCCTGAAACCACGTGGCGCAGGTCGTACAAGGATTTCTTTGAAAGCCTGGTTGGCGAGTGCATTAAACAGGAGGAATACGCAAACCGGATGTTGAACAAAGTCACACAGTAGTGAGTATTTTCTACGAAATAGGATTTATCTAGAAAATTACACTTTACAAAGTGGCGATTTTTGTTTAACCTGAACTCAATGATGGATTACTGCATTCATTCAAACGCCCTGAGTTAATAGCTCGGGGCTTTTTTATTGATGAAATCTGGTAAGAGCATTAGGCAGGCGGCAATCCTCACCACTGAATAGCACAGATGCGAAAGATTGATGTTGAATTGTGACGACGCTCGTCAGTGCTCTTTCCAGTTTTCGTCAACGTTAGCGACTTTGCGGTGATTTAGAAACTGACCACAAAAATAAATGCAAAAGATGATCAATTCCTGGCAGTAGCCTAACGGCTAAACACCAGTGAGGTCTTCCGATTCCTCATCAACGAATTCGGCGCACTGGCCCGGTGTGATTAATAATGGGCGCACAACAGATAATTGCATTGGGGTGACCGGTTAATCCCGTTACGCTAACCGAAACAGGCGCAGTGCAATTATCGTTGTGGTGAATGCGCAGGCTGATGCGCTAACTTATCAGCTAGATGGTGAGGTAAAGGCTCACCATGGCGACGACGGGTAGTTCATTTACATACCGGAATTCAGCACCGGCCACGACACACTAAATTCCTACCAGGACCATAAGAGCGAAAGCTCAACGCACTACCCTCATATTGCCCACACGCCGTGGGCTTTTTTATTCAGGCCGCAGACAATCAATCAAAGATGCCACGTAGCTATCAGTGTCTGACGGCCTCCCACACTACAAACACAGCACCCCGTTCCTTCGGAGGTGATATGGCAAAACGTATGGATGATGACCACAAAATTGTAGGCCTGTCCTGGCTAGTTCTGCTCGGCATTGCATGCTGGGGCGGTTTGGTTCGCTACCTGATTGACGTTAAGCAGAATAAAGCAACATGGAGCTGGATTAACGCTCTCGCGCAGATCGCTGTCTCCGGCTTTACCGGCCTGATTGGTGGATTGATAAGCGTGGAGAGCGGCCTGAGTTTTCACATGATTCTGGTCACGTCCGGCATTAGCGGAGCGATGGGATCCGTTGCTCTTACGTATTTCTGGGAACGCTTGACGGGGATGAAGAATGCAAACCAATAACTTTAAATTCTCCCAGCGCAGCGATACAAACCTGAAAGGTGTCAATCCTGATCTGGTGAGAGTGATCCGCCGAACTCTTGAATTGACCCCGGTCGACTTCATCGTTATCGAAGGGCTGAGAACGCAGGCCAGACAGAAAGAACTGGTTGCCACCGGAAAGTCGCAGACGATGAACAGCCGTCACCTGACAGGTAACGCTGTCGATATCATCCCGGTTAACACCACCTGGAATATTGAAGAGTTCAAGCCGTTGCTCAAGGCGGTTAAACAGGCAGCTGATGAACAGGGTCTAAAACTCCGCTTCGGAATCAACTGGAAGAATGACCCGTCGCTGCCTATTGAAACAAGATTCATCGATGCGCCACATATCGAGATCCCCGCATGAGTATTAGCCTGAAGTCGCTGATTGTACCGGGTGTAATTCTCCTGCTGGTTCTGGCGTCATGGCTCTCATACGCCAGCTACAAAGGCGAGAAGAAGCGTGCTGATGATGCCGAGCAGTCTGCAGCCAGTGCTGTGACTATTACCGATAACGTCCTGCGCACCATCAAAATCACCAACATCGTTCTGGAGACTAACCAGTATGCCAAACAGCAGATCGCACTGGAGTCACAGAGAGCCGAGAACGATATCAAAGCTGCTGTTGCGGATGATGATTGTGCTGTTCGTGTTTTGCCTGCTGGCGCAGTTAAGCGGATGCACGAATACGCGAACGGTCTACGTGCCGGTTCCGGTAGTTCCGTTACCAGCCAGCCTGACGGCTGAAACACCCCAGCCAGATTTACCCGACCCGTTTACGTGGGGAGCAAGTCTTAACCTGAATGTCGCGTTGCTATCAGCGCTGGCGCAGTGCAACAGGGATAAGGCTGATATCAGAACTTTCGAGGACAACAGGGCAGAACAAACCGATGGCACGATTAAACGTTGAAGTTATCCCACCAGACAGCGAGGCGCTGAACGGGATTTTTGCAGAAATTGAGCGCAAATATGCTCGTCAGCCGCTGACGCAAAAAGTAATTGATGAAATGCAACGCGAAGCGACGCGCCTTGTGCGGCGAATGATAACCACAAAGGTTACGTTCGTCCGGGACTGACATTACAGAAGCCCTTCACTGAGGGGCTTCGATAATGGAGCACTGGAATTATTCATGAACAGACCACACCCACCAGCGCATTTTACGATGCCACCTGACCCGAAGCCGTACATCAGCATTATGCCCGCTAATGACGTTGGCGAGTGGCTGAATCAGCACATCCTGAGCGATGAGGGTGACCTCTACAACCCTGACCACCAGCATTTGCTTGAAGCGGATCTGTGCTTTCTCTGGGCGTCGAACGCTTTCGAGAAGAAAGGGCGTTCCGTGCTGGGGCAGGCGGAAGAAGTGGCAATGCGTGTCGGAGGCTGGCAGAAAGCGCGGATGGAGCAGCAGATGTATGAATGGTTCGGCAGGGTGCCGCATTTCATCATCACGCTCGCCGCCGATTACTGTTCGCAATGTTCCGATCTGGAGTTCTGCGCGCTGATAGAGCACGAGCTTTATCACATCTGCCAGGCGACAGATGAATTTGGCGCGCCGAAGTTCACGCAGGAAGGGCAGCCAAAGCTGAAGCTGCGCGGTCATGACGTGGAAGAGTTTGTGGGCGTGGTTCGCCGTTACGGTGCAAGCCGGGACGTGCAGGAAATGATTGATGCGGCGAATCAGCCAGCGGAGGTTGCTCATCTCGATATTGCCAGAGCGTGCGGGACGTGCATGCTGCGACTGGCTTAAATACTGGACTGTATAAGACGAATGGTGATTTATGGCTGCATTAAAACCTGATGTGAAAGCCTTCATCATTCAGTCGCTTGCGTGCTATGACACGCCATCGCAGGTGGTCGAGGCTGTCCAAAAAGAATTCGGGATCAAGATCACCCGCCAGCAGGCTGAATCTCACGACCCCACGAAGGCCAGCGGTAAGACGCTCGCCAAAAAGTGGATCGAGATGTTCCACGCGACGCGCGAACGGTTCCTGACCGAAACCAGCGACATTCCGATCGCGAACAAATCCTATCGCCTCCGCGTGCTTGACCGCATGGCAACCAAAACCGAGGGGATGAAAAACTTCTCACTGACGGCGCAGCTGATTGAACAGGCCGCGAAAGAGGTTGGCGACGCTTACACCAATAAGCTGAAGGTTGAGAGCACCGGCAAGGATGGCGGCCCGATCAAGACCGAGACGACCAACCTCACTGCAGATCAGGCCGCAGAGATTTACCGCAAGATGATGGGGTGATCATGCCTCTCCCGTTTGAATTCGATTTCAGAAACCCTGATTACCAGATGGTTTTTGAATGGCGGATGGAGCGCTTACAGCGCATTCGCCAGAACCCTGAAATGCTGCCAGCGCTAAAGCAGTTTTACCGCACCAACCCGGCACAGTTCATCATCGACTGGGGGATGACTACTGACCCGCGTAACATCGATTATGGCCTGCCGGTCACCATCCCTTTTCTGCTGTTTCCGAAACAGGAAGAGTGGATTCACTGGATCATGGAGCGGCGCGAACGGCTGGAGAACGGCATCACCGAAAAGAGCCGCGAAATGGGGCTCAGCTGGACGGCGATCGGGCTGGCCTGTTCGCTCTGCCTCTTCAACAAAGAAATGGTCATCGGCTTCGGCTCCCGTAAAGAGGAATACGTCGACAGCACCGGAGACCCGAAGGCGCTGTTCTGGAAGGCGCGCAAGTTCGTGGAAACGCTGCCCGTCGAGTTTCGCGGTTCGTGGGACGAGAAGAAGCACGCGCCGTACATGCGCGTTGAGTTTCCCGATACTGGCGCGGTCATCAAAGGCGAGGCTGGCGACAATATCGGTCGTGGTGACCGTACCACCCTCTACCTGGTGGATGAGGCTGCATTCCTCCAGCGTCCTCTGCTGATTGACGCGGCGCTGTCGCAAACCACCCGCTGCCGTATCGACCTGAGCTCGGTTAACGGCATGGCGAACCCGTTCGCGCAGAAGCGTCACGGCGGGAAGATACCGGTATTCACATTCCACTGGCGAAATGACCCGCGCAAGGATGAAGAGTGGTATCGCAGGGAATGCGAGAAAATCGACAATCCGGTGGTGGTAGCGCAGGAACTTGACCTGAACTACAGCGCATCTGCGGAAGGCGTCCTGATCCCGTCCGATTGGGTACAGGCTGCCGTCGACGCTCATATTAAGCTGGGCATCCAGCCAACGGGCAAACGCCTGGGCGCGATGGACGTCGCCGACGAAGGCCGGGACAAAAACGCCTTTTCGACCCGTCACGGCTTCCTCCTGGAGAACGTGCGGGAATGGTCCGGCGTGGGCAGCGACATTTACCAGTCCGTTGAGAAGGTCTTCGGCTTTTGCGAACAGGACAACCTCGAAGAATTTCGCTTCGACGAGGACGGCCTGGGCGCTGGCGTTCGCGGCGATGCACGCGCCATCAACGAACTGCGTAACGCTGCGCGCCGACCGTCAATACTCGCCACACCGTTTCGCGGTAGCGGCGCGGTGTTTGATCCGGACGACGAAGCGGTGCGCGGCGACAACGGACAGGCCGCCCGCCTGAACAAGGACTTCTTTGCTAACGCCAAGGCCCAGAGCTGGTGGCAATTACGCAAGCTTTTCCAGAACACCTATCGCGCCGTGGTTGAGGGAATGGCCTACAACCCGGACGAAATTATCTCAATCAGCAGCGCCATGGCGAGCAAAGACAAACTCATCATCGAGCTGTCGCAACCGACCTATTCCATTAACGGTGTGGGGAAAATCGTTGTTGATAAACAGCCTGACGGCACCAAGTCGCCGAACCTCGCCGACTCGGTGATGATCAGCTACGCGCCAATGAATTCAGCCCTGAACATCTGGGAGCTGCTAGGGAGACAGGCCTGATGGCACGAAACAAGCAAGCCTCTCAGCGAACGGCGCAGGCCACCGCTGATGGCTATGAAAACTTTGTCGCCCGCGTGGGGATGCAAACGCCTAACCAGCACTCAGCATCGACCTACCGGGCGAACTTCACCAGCCGCAACCGCATGCTGGTGGAATGGTCATATCGCGGATCGTGGGTTATCGGCGAAGCGGTCGACGCTATCCCGGACGATATGACCCGGAAAGGCATTCGCATCACTTCGGAGATTGACGCCAAAGACCGTGGCACCCTGGAAGCGCAGCTGGATGAGTTGCAGATCTGGGATGCGCTGAACGACGTGCTGAAATGGTCGCGTCTCTACGGCGGCGCGGTGGGCTTCATCATGATTGAGGGGCAGGCACCAATGACCCCGCTGCGGCTCGAAACCATTGGAGAAGGCAAGTTTAAGGGTATTCTCCCGCTCGACCGATGGATGATTAACCCGGTGCTGACCCGCCGCATTAAAGAGATGGGGCCGGACCTCGGCAAGCCTGAGTTTTACGACGTGGTGACCACTGCAACGGGCATCCCGGCCTGGCGCATCCATCACAGTCGCCTGATTCGCTTCGACGGGGTGACGCTGCCATTCCAGCAGAAGATGACAGAGAACGAATGGGGAATGTCGGTTGTAGAGCGTATCTGGGATCGGCTTACTGCGTTCGACAGCGCCACTGTCGGCGCGGCGCAGCTGGTCTACAAAGCGCATCTGCGTACCTACAGCGTGGAGAAGCTGCGCGAGCTTATCGCACTTGGTGGCCCTGCGTTCGAAGCGTTGCTGAAGAACATCGACCTGATCCGTCAGTTCCAGAGCAATGAAGGCATGACGCTCATGGACTCGCGGGATAAGTTCGAAACCCACCAGTACAGCTTCAGCGGTCTGGATGACATTCTTTCGCAGTTTGCTGAGCAGATTAGCGGTGCCGTTGGTATCCCGCTGGTGCGTCTGTTTGGGCAGTCCCCGAAAGGCTTCTCTACTGGTGACGCAGACCTCGCCAACTATTACGACCGGGTGAGCTCATTGCAGGAGCGCCGCTTACGACTGCCGATGCGTCGGATACTGGACATTATGCACCGCTCGGAACTCGGTAAGCCGCTGCCGGACGATTTCACGTTTGAGTTTAACCCGCTATGGCAAATGTCTGACGTTGACCGCTCAACGGTGGCCGTAAACACCACCACCGCGATCAGCACCGCGCTGGGCGACGGATTGATGACGCGTAAGGCGGCAATGACCGACCTGCGCGAAAACTCTGACGTCACCGGTATCGGGACATCCATTACCGATGAGGACATAGAGAATGCCGAAGACGAAGCGCCGCCAGGCATCGGCGAACTTGGCGACAAACCGCCAGAGTCGCCAGGCGGAGATCCGATATCGAACGAGCCTACGGCAGATAGCGCGGGCGGTCGGGGATATCGTAAATGGGCGCTACGATGGTTCAAACGATAGCGTCACCGAAATAATGGATGCGCTGGATCGCTACAGCGAAATCATCACCCCCTGGGCGACGAAGGTTGCTGAGAACTTTACCGCCGACATTGCGCGCCAGAATGAAAAGCAGTGGCGTCAGCACAGCCGGAACATCAGCGCAGAGCTGCGCAATATGGTTGACCGCGCACCGGTAGGCCAGGTGATGAAATCCATCGTCGCCGAGCAAATTAAGTGCATCAAATCTCTGCCTCTTGAGGCCGCCGATCGGGTGTATGACATTCAGAACAAAGCCATCGAGGCTGTAGTAACTGGTGGCCGCGCTGAGCCATTCGCGAAAGAGATAGCTGCTTCCGGTGACGTGTCACGCTCACGAGCGAACCTTATCGCCCGGACTGAGCTTGGGCGCGCAACCGGTGCACTGGATCAGGCGCGTGCGCTGTCAATCGGCTCGAATGGTTATATCTGGCGTACAGCCGAAGATGGCGACGTCCGGCATTCTCATCGAGAGATGGAAGGGAAGTTTGTCGAATGGGGCCGACCTCCAACGCTTGACGGCATGACCGGTCACGCCGGGGAGTTACCTAACTGCCGTTGCTACAAAGAAATCGTATTCCCGACACCTCATCCCTATCTCGCCTGAATTGCAGGTAACCCATGGAAAAAACAATCTATTTCCTGAAAGAACAGGCCAGCGAAGCTACGCGCATCACTGCTAAATACAATGGCGTAGAGGCTATTTATCAATCTGTTGGTGATAGAGCAAAGCGCTGCCAACTTATAGGTCGTGGTAATGCGCGTCAGATAAAGCATCTGCTGCGTGAGTTTATTAAATCCACTAAGGCGGCGGATGGATGAAATATTTCTTCTACACCCAACTGGGGGAGACTCGCTATCGCCTGGCTGACGGCTCATTGCTTTGCAAAGACGTCCCCGTAGCCAGAACAGGAACTCAGCTGTATAGCGCGGCTGACCTGCCAAATCTTGAGCCTGACAAGCATGGTGAAATCGTCGTAACACGATCACCAGAGCAGGTATTCCACCCGGCGACGCTTGCCTCTTTTGAAGGGATGAGTATCACCATCCTTCATCCGGAAGACGAAGACGGTAATGTCCGTTTGGTGAACCCGCAGAACTGGAAAGAGCTGGCAAACGGGCATCTTCAGAACATCAGGCGTGGCACTGGCGAGCAGTCAGATTTAATGCTGGCTGACCTTATCGTCAAAGACGAAAACGCCATTCAGCTTATTGAGGATGGTCTGCGACAGGTGTCATGTGGCTATGACGCGGAGTACGAGCAGACCGAGCCAGGTAAAGCCGAGCAGGTCGATATTACCGGAAACCATGTGGCTCTTGTCCCTAAAGGCAGAGCCGGAAATCGTTGTGCAATTGGAGACAGAGACACAATGGCAAATCAAAAGAAAAGCTGGTGGACCCGCATGCGCACGGCCATCAAAACGGGTGACGCTGACACCATGAACGAACTGCTGGACTCTGCGCCAGCGGCGGTAACGGGTGACGAAGGGGATCTGCCGAGCGGCGTTAACCTCAACATTAACCTTTCACCGCAGCAACCATTGCCGGACAAAAAGCCGGAAATGGGCGGAGAGCCAACCGGCGACGGCGAGGACGATATCAAAACCTTGCTCAAAGCCCTGCTGGCTAAGCTCGAAGGAACTGCGACGGGCGATAACGACAATAAGCCTGACGAAAAAGACAAAAAAGATCCGACCGGCGACGGCGAGGACGACGAAGAGGAAACCACGATTACCGGTGACTCTGCCTATCGTGCCGAGGTTATCGTCCCGGGTATCGATCTGAGCCGTAAGGTGAAACCGACCGCGTTCAAACGTGATGTGCTGGCTGCCGCTGACAAAACACTGGTTCGCCAGGTTGTCGGTGATGCGGATATCCGCAAATTGCCCAAGCAATCGGTAGATATGGCGTTTAACGCCGTGTCTGAGATTGCCAAAGGGCGAAACACCCGCAGCACCACGGGCGATGCACAACGTCCAAATATGGGCATGACCAGCATCGCTTCCCTGAACAAACAAAACGCCGACTTCTGGTCTAACCGCAAAGGATAATCCAATGACTGCATATCTGTACC